TCACGCCTGCTTCCTCTTCAAAATTGTCAGGACCGGTCCGCGAGAATCGGTTGCTGATACCATGTTCGCAGCTTCAATCAGATGCCCGAGCTCAGCGCCCGAGTAGTGACTGGTGATGCTGCCGTTCTTGTGCCCTAGAAGGGCCTTGCGGTCTTCCTCGGATACGCCTGCTGCGCGTAGCCGACGGCCAAACGTGTGCTTAAGGTCATGGATCCTAATGGATGCATACCCAGGGTGAGCGGGGCGAAGGTTTTCCTCCTGCCAGAGTTTCGCCGCTCTCACCCGCGCCTTCTTCCAGGCCGAGTCGTTCATTCGGTGCATGGCGGTGCCGTTGTGTGGGAAAACCCATTCCTTGCTGATACCGCGCTGCTTCTCAATGATCGACCTGGCCACGCTGTTCAGCACAACCAGTCTCTCGTCACCGTTCTTCACGCCTGAGCGCTCATGCCGACCACCAAAGTCGGCTGGTATCAGAAATACGCTTGTGCCCAGTTCCGGTACCGCGATCTCCCAATCCCACCTCAGCTTGCAAACCTCCTGCTCCCGCGTGCCGGTGTTCACCTTGAACAGCGCCATCGTTTGCAGGTGGGCTGGCAACTCTCCAAAAAGAATCGACTGCTCCGGCCACGACATTGGGTACGGCTTGCGGCTCGACTTCTTCTCTTCCAGCTTTGTGAGCATCGGCACGCTATCCAGCCACGGCCTGCGCTCATCGTCTCGCCACTTCCTGGCACACAACGACAAAACCCGAACCACACGCTCGATCGAGATATTCACCGTTCTGTTGCTGACTCCCTTCTTTACCTTCCCGCCTTCCAGCTTCTTCGTCGCCAGCCTGTCTTTGATGAACGGCACCAAGGCCTGGTCATCAATGTGAGTCAGCGGCATATCGCCAATGAAGGCGTCCAACTGCGAAAGGTGATGGGCCGACAGCTTGATTGAAGGCTGGTCCTTGAACTCCAGCAGGAAGCGAGTCGCCGCCTCCCGCCAGGTCCTGACCTTCTTCACGCCGTACACCTTCTGCTGCCGGATCTGCTCCAGCCTGAAGATCAAGTAGCGCTCCGCTTCCTCCCGGTCACCAGTTCCAGTGCTTTCGTAAAGTCGTTCTCCGTTGATTTTCTTGTCGATGTGCCAGATACCTTTCCGCTGAGAGAGGCCTGTGATCGATTTTCGCGCCATGATTTATCTCCTTTCTGGCGCTCGCTGCGGGGCGATTGTTGCTCCGTTGCGCCTTTTTTATCAATCGACTTTGCCTCGACGTATGCCGTTGCCCAGTCGTCAAGCTCCTGCCGATCGAACCCTACGCCGCGGCCGCCAATGGGAAATTCGCTGACGTAAGGCCGGACGGTTTCGTCGAAAATTGCGCGACACATACCTAAATAGCCTGGCGCTTCCTTTGCTCGTATGAATCGGGGTATCAGTTGCTGTGCCCCCATAGCTACCTCCCGCCAGCCGCCGTGGGCCGTGCTGTCTTGATGATGTGGATTGCCAGGCCGAAGGTGATGAGCAGCAAGGCGCAGGTGCCGGCGAATGCGTAGAGCAGCGACTCTGTGGTGCCGGTGCCAACCAGGTCAGGGCCAATCCAAATGAACCAGCTACCGGTTGCGACCAGGTACAGCAAAGCGCCCAGCAGGATCAGGGTGAGTTTGATTGCGAACATGGGGTGTCCTTGCCGCGCTGGGCGGCTGAAGGTGGGTTACAGGTTTACGAACTGGCTGTTTGGGTCGAAAGGCTTGCCGTCAGGATCGGGGACTAGGGCCGGCACATTCTTTCGGATGAACTCCTCAAAGCACTGCGGGCAACTGATCGTGTTCGCAGTGCGAAGTTGGGTGTGCCCGGTGTATCCGCACACCAGACACTTCATTGCCGTCGGAATAACGTAGGTCATGGGAATACCTCGCCCGCCGCTCACCGGCAGGCATGTAGGGGGATTGGGGTTAGGCTGTTGCGAACAGATCGAGTTGGTCGGATTCGACCTTCTGCTCTTGCTGTCGGAGTACTTCGAATTCGATGCGCGCCCGGGCGATCGCCGCGTACTGCTCGTCAATCTCGCAGCCGATGAACTCGAAGCCCTCGCGCACTGCTGCTTTGCCGGTGCTGCCGCTGCCCATGAACGGATCCAGCACTACGCCGCCGGCCGGGGTCACCAGGCGGCATAGGTATGCCATCAGATCTGTTGGCTTGACGGTGGGGTGGTTGTTGCCTTTCGTGTCCGTGGTCTGGACTTTGCGTAGGGTGGTCCCCATTTTGAACTGGGGGCCGGGGTTGTTTAGTCCTTCGTGCCTATCGGTGCGGCTGGTCTTGGCGCAGTAGAAGAAGCGGGCAGCGCTCCCACTGTCGCCGTGAAAGGCGCCGGCCACTCGCTCGCGCATGCCGGAGTACTTCACCGAGCCGCTGAAACCGTTGGAGGTGGGCTCGGTTCCAAGCACCGGCGCACTTGCTCCGGCTTCGGCGGGAAACATGGCCACCACTTCCTGGCTGCCGTCATGAATCAGGTTCGCTGGCCAGCGGCCCGATCCAGCTGCCCCGCCGCCAGCGCGAATGTTGGTTGCTCCATGCTGCTCGATCGATCGAGTGCCAGCGGAGCCCCGGTCGCCGGAACAGTTGCGGGCATAGGTCTCGTCGGTCACGCCGATGCGGCAACCGTCGATGTTCAACGCGCCAGTGCCCCACCGGGCAACGTTAGTCGCCACGGTCCCGCTGAACGGCTTGCGCGCTACACAGATCGGTTCATGCGCTGGTTTCAACGCGGTGCCCCATCCCTGGTGTGCGCCCTTGAGGTTGTGCGACTTGGGGAAGCCGCTCCCGAACACCCACATAATCTGGTCGCGGATCTCAAACCCGGCCATCTCAATGCCCACCGCCATGTGGTGGTAGGTGCGAGCGGCAGCAAATGACAGCAGGTGACCGCCAGGCTTGAGAACACGCAGGCATTCGGTGGCCCACTCAAACGTGAACGACTGAAACGCCTTCATACCACCAGGTGTTAAATCGTACTTTCCAGCTTCCGAAGCTGTCGACCGATGCCCGCCAGTGACACCGCAAGCAGGATCAGCCGACGGCATGCTGTCGCGGTAGGCTGCACGTGATTCGATGTCCTGGCCATCCCAGCTTTTGCCCATGAAGCGGATGCCGTACGGCGGATCGGTTACAACGCTGTCGATACTGTTGTCGGGCAGCGTCCGCATCGACTCAATGCAGTCGCCGATCAAAACGCAATGCTGTTTCATGGCCTTGGCCCCTTGTAGATGAAGACGTAGGCGAACCAGAGGGTGGCGATCATGGCGTCACCCGCTTGAACTCGACCACCCAGACCCACGGGTTGGAGTTCCACGACTCGGCGCCGTTGATCCCCACCCACAGTTCGCGCCAAGCGTCGAAAGGGTCAGTCCAGCTGCCCGGGCCTGGTTCAGATTTGAAGGGGTGGAAAGCGTAATCACCGTCACCCTGGTGGATTCGGTTGATGCCCTCAGCGATGTAGCGGCTTTCGAAGGCCGTCGAACCTTCGCCGTCCTGCAGCCGCTCGACGCGCACACCGGTGATCTCCAGCAGGATGCGGCTGGCCCAGCGGGGCATATGGATCGACGGCTTCCAGGTTGGCTGCTCCTGCTCGTACGGCGCCAGGCCATCAGCGGCGTACACCAGTTCTCCGTCCTCACGCGATTGATCAAGGTCATGCATATCAGCAGGTTGCAGGTATGGGCCTTTCTGGACTTCGAAGTGATCGCAGTACCACGTCTCGCGCACCCACAGCCGGTCGCCGGGCTGGCCGTATGGGCAGAGGTCAGCATTGCCAGGCAATGCCAGAAACGCAGGTTCAAACCCAACAGCCAAGAAATCCAGCGCCGCCTGTTTCTTCACCTCGCGCCGCGTGACCGTCTTCCGGCCTTCCAGGATGGCGCGCACCATCGGCGCCGAGAACAGGATCGGCCGTTCCTTTACTTGAGACATGAGTCGTCCTTGCCGCTATAGCGGCTGACTTTGAAGGGGGAGGGGTTACAGAGAGGGGTTGAGGCGGGTTACTTCGTCGATGAACTGTCGAGCAGCAGCCATGGTTCCGGCAAGGTTAGAAAGCCCCTGGCCGTGAATGAAGGCCTCAATAACTTCCAACTCTTCCAGTTCGGCCGCCGTAAGGCGCTCAGGCAGCACCACCGCTACCGGCGCGGTCTGCTCGCGATCAGGATATGCACCAGGGAGCGGCGACATGGCAGGCTTAGCCGCTTGCTTGGCGCGGATCTGCTCCACCTTGGTCCATATGCGGGCTAGCTCCGTTTCGCCGGCGGCGTGCATATCCAGGCCGGCCGCCAGGCACAGCGCAGCCAGGGTAACCATCACGCCGCCGACTTCCTGCGATGGTTCGCCGACAGGGCGCCCGTAAACGTAGTCGACCAACTGATGCGCCTCGGCTGCGGTACAGCCGCAAGCCTGCACTAACTCGAGCGCTTCCTCCAGAAGCCGGTGATTGCGCTCCTGGCGATCTGCGGCAATCACTTCGCCAAAGCACTCCAGCATCCATGGCTTGACGCGTGACTGAAACGGCGCGGGTTGACCTGCACCCAGAAGGGCGCGCAGCTCTGCGTTTACCCGATCAAAGCTGGTAGCTAGAATAACTTCAGGCCCTCTCAGGTGGTAATTTATGCAGTTCCCATCTGCGGAAAGCATTTTCACGGCCCGGTAGCGATGAACCTCACTCATAAATCACCTCAGCAAATCAGTTGTGCCAGTGCCAGCAGGCACTAGCAGTAGGCGGGGAGTTGGGATTTCATGGCGCACACTTCGGGCAAGATGGCTTGCCGCCAATACCGAACAGTTCTTCGGGCGTATAATCGCCTGCGTCCAGTAACGCCTGATTCCCTGCCGAAACCGTGCAGCACGTGGCGGGTTCTGCTGGCTTGAGTTCGGCGTACAAATCTGTTCGAAGTGCAGTCGCATACCGTGGCAGATGCGGCTGGCATCTACGCAACAACCCCTCCAGCACACGCGCCCGATCGCGCAGTTTCAAGCACTCCGCGTTCTTGTTGAGGTATGCACCGCCAGCACGATCCAGTTCTTCATCCGCTGCGGTCAGCAGCTGTTGCAGGGCTCGGTTACGGGCCTCACACGCGTCGAACTGTTCGGCGAGAACAAATATTTCGCCTTCTGTGTCGCGGATAAACTCATGTGGATGGGGGGCGCAGACGCGGGCCTGCGCCTCTCCATCGTAAACACCGATGTACCATCGCTTGACGTCGCTCATACAGCCTCCCTCGTTACCAGATCATGGGCATTCACAACCGACATGCCGAGGCGTTCGGCGATCAGGACTTCCAGGCGGGCGCCTTGCGACTTCTCCCAGTCTGGCAGCAGGGCGATCACGCCGCAGAGGCCCAGGCGGGTCAGGTCGTAGGCCATGTAGTCGGCCCACTGGGCGCCCTCGACGATGCCGTGGTCTGCGGGGTTCTCGACTTCGTAGCCTTGGGCGCGCAGCTGATCAGCCACGGCGTTGAAGGCTGGGTAGTTGAAGTCGGCGATGCCGGTCATGGGACCAGCCACGTATACGCGGTTGGCGCGGTCAGCCTGTAGGGTTACGCCTGGCTTGCTGGCGAGCTTCTCGCCGCGATCCATGCCCATGGCGTAGGCCGCGTCTTGAAACTTCATCAGCTCATCGGAGAAGCGCTCGATCTTGCCAACGTAGTTCTGGTGCAAACGCTCGATAGCGGCGTGGCCTTCTGGGTGATTTCGGCTTTCTTTAGGCATGTGCGCTAATCCGCTTATGGTCTATGGTTCATTGAGCCGAAGGACATTATGTTCATCGGACAATTAAGAGGCAGCAATGAATAGATTTACAGGCGCGATTGAAATGTCGCTTCAAAACGAGAATTGGTATTCAGCGTTATTCTTGGCTATGACAATTCCAGATATTTGTTGCAGGTTGGAAACTGGACTTAAGGTTGATTATAAAACCTATGCCACTTGGTTCGATAAATATCTAGGCTCTGAATTTAAAGCAACCCACAGTGATGGGACTGAAACAATTTTTCTGACAGGCATAGATTGTTACGCATTGAGGTGCGCTCTACTCCATCAGGGGGATACCGACTTTGATGGGCATCGAGCATGGTCTAAAAGACTATCTGACTTTCATTTCGTTGTTGCATCATGCAGTCGCGGACTTGTAGATGATGTGCTTTTTCTAGATGTTAGGGATTTCTGTAGAGACATGATTAACGGTGCGAATAACTGGTTTGTTGATTTTGTAAAAAGTGACCAATTAGCTTTAGATAAACTTGCAACCCGGTTGGTAATACATGTCGGAGACAGTACTGTTGGCAACGTTACTATTGGGGGGGATGTTAAAAAACTTCCTAACGGGGTCGAGGACATACTGCTGCAGTTCTTCAAGAATGGCTATGAATCTGACGAGCTGGAAAGGTATTTGGTTTCAACTGGATTCCCAGAAAAGTCCGCGAAAACTCGCGTTTCCGATGTGGTAAAGGCTGCAACCAGCAGGGTTGCAGATGTCACCATCATGCATAGCCATTTGGCTGCCAAGTCGATGAGAGAAAACAAATCAGACCAATGATGTGCCTACGCTGCGTGAAACAACGCCTCTATGATTCTCCTTCCTGCGAGGGGTGGTACCGCGTTACCAGTCATGTGCATGGTCAGTCGGTGGCTGTTCGGGCGCTTCGTGTCTTTCGGGAAGGACTGCGCGGCCATGGCCTCGTCGGCGGTGATCATACGCATGCGGTCACCGTCCACCACGGCCCAGCGGTCCAAGGTGGTGATGGTGCCAATTGGGCGGTCCAGGCTGCGTCCGGTGAGACCTGATCCTGAGCCGTAGTAGGGCATCACGAACCGCTCGCCGAACCGTTCCCGGCCATTCTTCACGCGGGTCAGCGTTGACTCGGCACGACCTGGCTTGATGATCGGCGACCACTTACCGGCGTTGAAGTCGATAATCTCGCTGGCCGGCACATGCCGGTGTTGCTGTAGCTGCAGGTGTAGCGGTGCCTTGCTGCGTGAACAGACCATGAACAGCCGCACCCGGTGCTGAGGCACGCCGAGGTCTGCACAGTCCACGATGTGCGGTGCCAGCGAGTAACCCAGGCGCTGCATCGCGTCGGCCCAGGCGGGGTAGAGAATCCAGTCCATGAACTCCGGCACGTTCTCGATTACGGCGAAGTCGGGCCGGTTGACCTCTGCGTTTGCCACCGGCGCCCAGGCTGTCGAGCGCGAGTTGTCGTGCTGTGGGTTGCCTGACGCCTTGCCCCGCGCCTTGGTGTGGCCCTGGCAGCACGGAGAGGCCAGCATCACGTCATGCTTTGGCACCTGCGACCAGTCAGCCTGGTGCAGGTCCTGGCACACATGCTGCGTTTCCGGGTTGTTCTTGGTGTGCCACTCCACGGCGGATGGCCAGTGGTTCGCCGCCCAGAGGACATTTAGGCCGGCATCCTTCCCGCCGCGGGTCCATCCGCCGAATCCGGAAAACAGGTCAATTGCAGTATGCATAGGGGATCCTCGCCGGCTGGCGTGATTCGTTTAAAGGGGGTATTGATGTACTTCGGACATTCGGCCCGTTAGGGGAACTGATATGGCCTGGGTAGTTGTGCTTACAAGTCCCGGCGGCGACAGATTTTATGGTGAGGCTATCGATCGCGATGGCATTCGATATCGTTGTGCCACTCCGGCTCAAGCGGAAGCCTTTCAGACAAAGTCAGACGCAGAAGCAAGCTTCTATTACTTTCGCTTCATGAGGGCTCTAGACGGATATCAGCTCGAAGCTATCGAGATCTAGGTGGTTCTTAGGTTATCCCGGCGCCCGCCTCGCAGTCTGGCGTGATTCGTTGATATGGGGTATTACGGGTGACCGGCATTTAGCCGGATCAAGGAGAGCGAGATGAGCGAGAAGCCTTCAGACAATGACGTGGCGAAGCTGATCGGCATAACTGAGAACGAGGTAGGCACCTATCGTGTCAACTCCGATCTGAGGCCTGACGGTCGATGGCTCATCTATTTCGGATACCAGATGCCTGTAGCTTTGCGCAAAGGCCTGACTGGTAGCTTCACGTTCTTAATGCCTGAGATAGGCTAAGCGCAATCTCAAGCGGCCTGGCGCTGTCCCAGCACTAGTTGCCGCGCCGCTTCAAACTCGCTGCCAAGGATCTCGGCGGCGCCCTCGATGTTCTCGTTTCCATCCTCAAGCCGTAGGCCGAGGTTCAGGTAAACGACCCCGTCCAACTCGAAGAAAACGCCGCCGCACATCCACAGGGCGCCGGGGTTCAGTCCAATCGCCTCCCAGGCTTCGTCCATATCGATGCTGGCAGGGCAATGTTCCTTCCAGAGAACCGACAGGCGCTCATGCTCGGCGATCTGGGCGGCGCGCGCTTCCTTTGGTGTTCCTTTCGCCGGCTTGGCGCTTGAGCGCAGGGCGCGGTAGTCGTACTGGTCGGGGCGGCACCAGTGCACGTCCAGTTCGCGGCTATCACTGATCTTCACGCCGCCGACGTAGCTTCGATTACCTGACCGCATCGGCGAGGCCGCACCACCGAACACCTTGCCAAGTTTGGCGCGCTGGGCGTCCCATTCTTTGCGCTTGGTTTCCCATGCGATGACCGCCGCAACCACGGCAGGGGCGGCGGTCTTGTACATGTAGTTGCTCATGGATTATCTCCAGTCAGGCGCCGCCCTCCGGTGTCCGGTGGTGGCAATTTAGGTTTGGTTGGGGTATCACGGGTGACCGGCATGGAGCCGGATAAGGGGAAGGCTATGACCGAAGTAATGTTCGACTTAAAAGACCCAAGAAATATTGTCTATAAGTATGGGATGTTTGAAGTTTTAATCATGTTCGCATGGGATGAAGGATCAGAAATTCCAGCAGCTGCACGGTTGAACGTTACAAGACATGAGCCGTTCGCCTATGCCCAGATGGATCAAGTCTATGGTGAGTGGAGCAGTTTGGAAGTCGCAGTTGATCGTCTAAAGAACTACGCGAAACTTCTAGCTGACGACATGCCTATCAGAAGCTGAGATCAGTACTGCCCATATACTGGCCCTCCGGTTACCGGGTAGAGCGAGTAGGGTGGGTTATGCTTCTTCGGCGTCGAGCCGTGATGCTTGGCGCTGGCCTATGGCGTAGAGTTCTGCCGCCACGTTTTCGTTTACTTCTATTTTGTGGCGGCTTCGCAATGCCTCAATCGCGCCTTCACGACCAAGCGAGTGAACATGGCGCAGGCAGCCGGCCATTACTGACCCTTGCTCCGTATCCTTGGTCCAGTCCATCAACTGCAAGAGCCAGTCCTTCTCGCCCTTGCACACTCGAAGCCGAAGATCCTCCGTTCCGCGCTCCTTGCGTTTCGCCGCGCTCTTTGCAGATCGCTGCTGCTGAGTTGCTGCCATGGCCTACCCCTTCTATTCCGCTGGCCGGCAGTGCGAGCCAGGTTTGTCGTTTGCGTTGCTGGGTGCGGGCTATGCGACGCATGAGGTGCTGCCACGCCGCGCTTTTGGGTAGTCGATGCCGTGAGTGGTGATGATCCGCTCGAAGGCCTTATTGCCGATCGCCAGTTTCCCGCAGCACTGGCGCCGGGTAATGCCCAGCTCCAGGAAGGCTTTGATTCGCTCGGCGAGCTTGGCGTCGCGCGCTTCGTCAACTTCCTTGCGCACCAGGTTCCGTGCACCTCCGCGGGTTGGCGCCTTGAACGTGATGTCGTACCGGGCGGCGTAGTTGTAGATCAGCCGCCGACTGACGCTCAAGGCTGCAGCGACCTCTGTCTGGGTGTGCGTAACGCCGAGTTGACGTATTTGCTCAGCCAGCTTGAGTCGTTCCTGGGTGCGGATGTCGGTCTTGTCGAGGGGCAGGGGAGAAGCTTCAACTTTGCGCCGAACGAATGGCTTAGGCGCCGGCGGCATCTGGTTGCTGTAAGTGATGGGCTTGGGCTTGTAGCCGATCGGCTCGGCCACTTCGATCTTGCCGCCGTCCGCCAGGTACTGCTCAACCTGGGCAGCCAGTTCGTCCGATGCTGGCCGTAGTGCATCGACCAGGCTTAGGTGGTTGCTGATCATGCTGGCTGTCTCGCTTTGTTCAGTTCAGCCTTGCGGATCTCCTTGGCGGCGACCAGCGATGGCTTGAGGTTGTCGAAGCCGTGGACGATTACGCGCCCGGCGTTGTAGGCCGACTCCAGCGCGGCCATGTCAGCCGCTTGACGGATGTCGGCGATCGCATCAACAAGTAGCTCCTTGGCTCGCTCCTCCGGGCTGATACCGGAGTTCAGCCAGCTCAGCAGGCGCTTGCCCGTTTCCTCGCTGATCAGTTCAGGCTGGTCAAACAGCTTCGTCCGGTCTTTGCTGGCTGTGGCCGTGTGCCCGTCGTGGGTGAGGTCCAGCACCACGGTGAATTCGTAGTCGGTGCCGTCGCGCTGCTCTGACTTCATGCCCAGCTTGAGGATCTTCTTACCCTCGCCTTGAACCGTTTCCGTCTTGCTGCGCATGGTGCAGATGATGTGCATCGAGCTGGTGAGGATCTTGTCCGTCAGCTTCCGGTGGCGCGGCGTGGTCTCGTTCCAGGCCGCCCACGTGTTGCCCCGGAATTTCTGGTGGGCCACTGTCTCGTTCTGCTCCAGGCAGCCCCCGGAACCTGTCCACTCATGCGAGTAGCTATCGATGATCAGCGTGTCGTACCCTGCCAACTCAGCGGCGACGATCACTTCGATGTAGCGCTCTGGCGAGTAAGGCGCGTGCAACTCCATTGCGTCGAAGTCGACCAGGTCCGCGTACAGCGATGCGCTGCCGTGTTCGGTGTCTAGCACCGCGATACGCCCGCCAAGCCCCTGGGCCAGGAGAAGAGCGGAGTAGGTTTTGCCTGATCCAGACGGCCCGGCAAGTGCCAGCCGTAGCTTGGCCTGCTTGCGTTCGGCTTTCTTGAACATTTGAGTTTCCTCAGCTTGGTTGGTTGTCCCACTGCCGCTGGATGCGGCGGGCTTCGTCTTCGTACTCTTTGCGCTGCTCGCCGGTAAATCGGTCAGGCGAGAAGGCGCCGACCATCATCCAGTCGAACTGGGCAGCCAGTTTTGGCGATGTACTCATGGTTGCCTCAGTAGGCGATGGATACAGATGGGATCTTGCGTTGAGCGATCAGCGTGACCGCCTGCTTAGCGCAGGCCTCTGGCATACCGCCCGCAATGAATGCTTCCAGTGCGGCACGATTGATCTTTCCTTGATGGGCCTTGTCGGCCTCGCGTGCCTGTGCCTGCTCCAGTTCAAACGCTACGGCGGCGGCCTGACGAGCCAGTTCGGCCTGACGTGCCTGTTCAACTGCTTGCTCTTGGCGCTGAGTAGCTGCAACACGCTCTTGCTCTGCGCGCTGTTCAGCGGCAACACGTCTTGCTTCCGCCTGTGCTGCTACTGTGCGTGCCTGTTCGGCTTGCAGTTCCAGTTGCAGGCGCTGGTGTTCTGCGGCGGCTTCCGCGTCGCGCGCGGCCTGTTCGGTGGCCAGTTGCGCTGCTGCGGCCTGCTCCAACAGCTCCTGCTCACGACGCGCGGCAGCATCAAGTTCAGCCTGGGCACGTTGCTCGGCTTCAATGCGAGCTTGCTCCGCAGCTACGCGGGCAATCTCTGCATCGCGGTCACGCTGGGCCTGGGCCTCTGCCTCAGCCCGCCGCAGCGCCAGTTCTGCCTGATCAGCTTCGTACTGGGTACGCTCGCTGTGCGTGGCCCGCAGCTTGGCAAGCGTGTGGTCTTTCACCTGGGCCGCTTCCGCAAGGAACTCTTCCCATGTGTCGTCGAGTGCAATGGCCTCAAGCTCGGCGATCAAGCGAGCAACTTCGGACGATGACGGCGCCTCACTGAACTTGGCCATTTCTTCAATCTGGTAAACGGCTGCTTTGTGCTTGGCTACCCTTGCATCTTCGGCGGCTTGCCAGTCATCGAGCGGCTGCCGGACCTCCTTCTGCCATAACTCCAGCGTGTCCCATACGCGCTTGCGCTCAGCGTCAATCAGCTTTGGGATTTCCTTCTGTTTGGCGGAAATCTCCTTGCCTACTGCCTCCAGCGCATTTTTCGATTTTGCGATCTGGTGCGCCATTGATGCATAAGCTTTGCGGCCTTTGTCCGTTTTCAGGTCGGGAAGCACTTTTTTGAATTCGTCTACCTTCGCGCGGACCTGCTGAAGCCAAGGGTCAAGTCCCTTTTCAGTGCTAAATACGGTCAACGCTGTTTCTTTCGGCGGTACGACTGCCAGTTCGTTTTCTGCGGACATGGGGAATCCTTGCCGCGAAGCTCGCAGCGATTAAGAGGTTGTGATTGGGCTTATGCGGCGTGGGATGCGTTGTAGGAGGCGTAGATCTGGTCGATACGCGCCCGGTAGTGCCGGTGCTCCGTCTCATCAATCACGCGCAACATGAACGCCAGGGTGACGCACGATGTCGCGGCGGCGCTGGCGTTTGGCTTGCCAAGGTCGCTGATCATGTTGCTGATCTCGCCTTCAATCCAATTCACAGCGGTTTGGTGGTCTAGCTGGGCAACGTTCACTCAACACCTCCTACTGGCGGACAGATCAATTCCATCTGCGCCATGGCGGCACCGATGCGTAGCTTGAGACTGGCGCGCTCTTTGATGCGGCGAGCCTCACGCTCAGCCAGGTCGTCTGCCGTGTACTCGTGGAACAGGTCGACGTGCGTGTTCCTGCCGAAGTTTGGCAAGTCCCAGCGCCTATCGGATTCCCTGGCCTGGGCGCTATCCGCGTAGCTGGTTGGCATGGCGAGTCTCCAGGTGCCGGGCGAGGGCGCAGGCTTCGTTGTGGTTGCGGCGGAACCCCATGACCTTGTCGGTCTGGCTGTCCACCACATGGAAGAAGTCACGGCCAGCTGGCTTTACCACCATACGGAAGGCGATCACTGGCTCAGGCCGGCCGATCAGTCGGTACAGCTCGATGGTGGCGAGACAGGAACGCTGATGCAGGCCGTCGACGATGTCGCGGCGCGATTGGATGCTGTGGTGCATGGCGACCTCCAGTGTTTGGGGTTAGGCTTCGATTTCGGTAATTTCAAACTCTGCGTCAGGGTCATCGTCCGCGTAGTTTTCGCGGAATGCCTCAGCAAGAGTTGAAACTCCGCCGCCATTTCCAGATGCAAACCCCGTGGCCGCGTAATCGGCATCAGCACGATCATCGAAACCCACGCACTCGGTGCCTGATTCATTCCAAACCAAGTAAATCGTCGTCATGACTTTCTCCATTCGTTGGTTCACCTGCATTCGTCAACACTCATGCCTCCCGCTGTTTGCCGATGGGCGCGGGGGAGGAGTGCTGACGTAATAGAGGCGAGAAGGGTAGGTGCCGGTCTTTCCCGGCTGTCACGGCGCTTGTGCCAGATCAAGGTAGCTCGCCAATACCAGGTTGGCGCTGACCCTGCGCAATGCGGGTTGAGCTATTCGCCGGTGATGCAGGTGGGCGGTTATAGGCCGCAGTTTCGTCCGCATCGGGGTGTGATTTGGCAGGGATTCGAACCCAAAAGACTTACGTCGACTTCGGCAGCGCTACCTGATCGACCGCACTCCGCACGCAGAGCGCCCCTGATCCGCCGAGGCAAACTCCAAATCACACCCCGATGCGCTCTCATAGAGAGGATCGGGCAGTTAACGACAGGCTGTCGTGGCGCTGGTTGTTCAGTACGGCTTTTCAACCTTGCCTTGGTCTTGCAGGCTTTTGATGTGAAAGAGGGCGTCCAGCATGGCGTCCATCTGTTTTGCCAATTGGATGCGAAGGCCATCCTTCAGTGCGCCCGACACATTCCGCACGCTCTGGGTCATTTCCTTCGTGAAGTCTTCGGCGCAGACCTGAGTCATGATGTATTCGGCACGGGTGACCGTGTTGTAGTCGCTCGTCGCGGCCTTGCCTGTGCGCGGCTCAACCTTCGCAGACCAGTAAGCGTTCACGGTCTTTTCCAGCTCTTTGCGAATTGTTGTAGCCGGACCTTCTGGCTCGCCCCAGGTATTTACCCGGCGATACTCGCGCTCAAAGGAACCGTTGATGGTTTCGTTGATTGCCGCCTCAATTTGCGCTGTCACACGCTCGTTGAAGATCTTGTCGATGCGCTTCTTCAATTCCGCAGCGACCATGCCGGAAAGGTCATCGCCGTCGCGGAGAAGTTCATCAGATACCTTGGCTACGATTGCGGTTTTCAGATCGTCTTCGTTGATGTTGAGCATTTTGTGACTCCCGTTGATTTCCAATGCCGCCTCATAGAAGCGGCATCAGTAAATCTGTGGGTGTTTCATCTCCACCACGCGCATCGCCCGATTCATATCTCTGGCCGGCGTCACACATTTCGTGGACGGTGTTCTTCGCCGACCGGCTTGCGTGGTTTCGCGTATTCACATCTGGTGAGTACGGCCAGTTCCAGAGCTGGCGTGGAGATCGAATTTATTGCTCGCGCTGTGCCCATTGCTGGGGATCGATCTGCGAGGTTCCCGTGTTGTTAAAGAGCGGCGGGCTGTGAGGCCCTTCGCAGTCCCTCGTAAGTCGCTGCGATGGAGCTAGTAAACAACACGTTTATAAACGCGTCAACACAAAATGTTTATTTTGTTTATTTAGGCTGCCAGGACGGCATGGACGGGGACGGCGGGGAGGTCAAATCGCGGGCACAAAAAAGCCCGGCGCTTGGCCGGGCTTGATTGAGTAACGTGGATTGGTGTTAGGAGAACATTGCCCACCAGAAGACGTGACCAATGATGGATATTTGCTGCTCTTGGATTTCGGCGAAAGTGTAGTCCTCGTCAGGGTACTCGTCGCGGTTGTAGCTTCTGAATCTTAGGCCCGTAGGGAGGCGATAGACCTGCTTAACGCGGAGCTGCCCATTGTGATTGATGGCGTACATCTCTCCATCGACCACGTCCTTGAGGGAGTTCTTCCCAACATTTACACCGACTGTCGCGCCATCTCGCAGCACGGGCACCATGCTGTTCCCGCTCACCGACACGCACTTAGCCTTGTCGAACTGAACGTTGTTGCGGCGCAGGTCCTGTTTAAAGAAGCGGAGTCTTGCGCTTGGACTCTCTTCTACTGCAAACATGCCAGGGCCAGCATCAAGCTCAACCTCTTCCAAGAAGGGGAGCCAAACCTCATCAGCTCTAAGCGGGGTGTCGTCATCCCACGCATCAATCTCTGACAGGTCGCCCGATGCGTCCCTATCCCTCGCATCACCAATACCTTCCATCAAGGGAAGGCCATCACCACTGTCGAGCCACTCAAAACGAATCCCCAATTCCTGACTGACCCTATAGAGGTCTTTCTTGGGTACGCCGCGGCTGAACCAGTTGTTAACCGATTGAGTAGAAACCCCGAATTTATCCGCGAGCCAGGTCGGCGTGATGCTTCTGGGGGCAGTGAATTGCCTGAGGCGGTCGCCTGAATGTTCGATTTTCATAAACAGAAAGTTTACTCGTGTTGCTATGTTTATTAAATAAACGTATCGTTGAGTTATGTTTACTCGCCGACGGCGGAATGTTTATGAAACCTACACCTCTAGAACGCGCAATTTTGGCTGCCGGATCCGGCAAAGCCCTTGCCTTGCTCCTGGGAGTCACTCCTATGGCGGTCTCCTACTGGAAGGCCAGGGGTGTGCCCGCACGTCAGGCACTTCGCATCGAGAACGCAACCGGCGTGCCTCGGCACGAACTGCGTCCCGATCTCTACCCAATTGCCGCTTAAACCCAATTCATCAGCCAGGAGCATCGAAGTATGTACATGGACCCCAATCAAAAGCGCGCCATCCCGGTGAAGGTTCGTTTCGAACCAGTGCTTGATCGGATTCTGCGTAAAGCCGCCAGCAAAACCCGTATGCAGCACGCCACGTATCTCTACGAAATCATCGAGTGGGCAGTTTCCAACGGTGTCATCGAAGAGCTCATGCAGGACAAACAAGAAGATATCGCGGGCTAGAGGCCTTTTGGAGGCCCGAATGAGCATTGAGCTTGAAAAGTTGCCGCCTAGAACGCGGCAAGCAGTAGAGGGGTTGATGCGCCAGAACGGGTGGAGTTTTGCCCAGGCCATCAACGCAATGATGGAAACATCAATCGCAAGTGGGGCGCTTTCAGAGGTCGGCCGGAAGAAGGCGAAGGTCCTTCAGCTGGTTACCCCAATGAGGGCCTCAGGCAGGGACTCTTAAGGGTAATCCAGAGGGCCTCTGCCAAATTCAAGGCAAAAAAAAGCCGGGGTAGTGACCCGGCTCTCTTCAACACGTTGTGGAGCAAATCATGCACCATCAAACAGAAACGATCAATACCCCAATCGATTCCGCGCCACGTTTTTCGATTGCTGAAAACGTGGCGCGCGAAAAGATGAGCAGCTTTGACCTGCTCGACCTAGTCAATTCAGCCCGCGCTCAGTTCGGCGAAAGTGAAGTTCGCAGAAATGATTTCACCGCGCGGTGCCGGGATGAGCTCGACGGCGAATACTACGAAACTTTCGTAGTAAGGAATCAGCGCGGGCCGGCCTCCGAAGGGCTGATGCTGACGAAGGACCAGTGCCTATTGGTATCCATGCGCGAGTCGAAGGCAGTTCGCCGCAGCGTAGTCGCCAAGATCAATGCACTGGAGGCGCCCGAGCTCTCCACCATCCAAATCCTGCAGATCGCCATGGAGTCTGAAAAGGCCCGCTTGATGCTTACCGCCCAGGTCGAGCAGCAGGCCACGAAGATCCATTCCCTGGAGAACCTTTTCAAGGAAGGCATGACCCACACCCAGTTCTGCAAGGGCCTCAATGGGGTCAACGTCATGCAGGTGGGCAAGTACCTCGAAGCGCGCAGTTGGCTCTACAACGAGAGCAAGTCAGGCCTGCGCCATCGTGTGGGCACCTATGCCCGCGACAAGTACATGACCGAGCACCAGGTGGAAGTCACCCCGCACGGCAAAGACCCATTCATCTCCTACACACCGATCCTGCTGAAGAAGGGCGCCGCACGCCTGTACGACCTGTACCTGGCAGGCGAGCTGCCCATGAAGAAGACCTGGGACGGCCTGTTCACCCACGACAAAGCACTCAAGGGGGCCGCGTGATGGCTCGCATACGCACGGTCAAGCCTGAGTTCTGGTCAAGCGAGCAGGTTATGTCCTGCCGCCCACTGGCTCGGCTGCTGTTCATCGGCATCTGGAACTTCTGTGATGACGGCGGTAACCACCCGCTGTCAGCTAGGACCATTAAGGCCCTGGTGTTCCCTGGCGACGACATTACCGTCGAGGAGGTTAGTGGCCTGCTGGGTGAATTGGAAGGCGCCAACCTGACCATGAGCTACTGGGCAGGCGGCAAAAACTACCTGCACGTCCGTGGCTGGAAGCACCAGAAAATCGAGAAAAAGAACTTCAAATATCCATCTCCACCGTCTGAATTCGACGACCAGTCGGCGAGCGGTCGTCGACAGTTCGCCGAGGAGTCGTCGACCAGTCGCCAACCATTCGACCCCGGAAGGGAAGGGAAGGGAATAGGAGAAGATCAACACAACACTCTAGGCGCGGAGCAGGAAAATTCCGTTGACCCAAAGCTGCCAACCGAGATGTGCCTTGAGTGGGTACCAGATCAGAAGCTGCTGAAAGCGTACGCCCTACGCATGGCCATCCCAGTTGAACGATTCACCCCGGAAGCCACTGCCGCATTTGTCTGTCACTACTCGGCATCTGGTCGCTGTGAAACTCAGGCCGCATGGGTGAGCCTACTGGTGAAGTGGGTGAAGCGCGACGAGGCTTCGGCCAGCAATATTCGCCAGTTCCCGGCGCGACGTCCAAGCACTGAGCCTGACTTCGACAGCAATGCCTGGGCCGAAGGCCTTGTGGTGAGCCCATGAAGCCAGCCAACCAACTGATGGCGACCATGGGCAACCTTCCTGCCGTGGAGCCTCTCCAGCCGCTCCAGGTGACGCCGCAGACGGCCGAAGTAGTGAACGACCTGTTCCGTCGCCTTCGCGGGATCTTCCCAGCGTGGCGCCAGGCCTGGCCATCCACCGAGGCACTCGACGCCGCCAAGGCCGAATGGATCAAGGAGTTCGCCGACGAGGGTATCCGCACGCTGGAGCAGATCGAGTTCGGTATCCAGAAGTGCCGCAAGCTCAAGAAACCGTTCGCCCCAAGCGTTGGTGAGTTCATCGCCATGTGCGTGCCAGGCCCGGAAGACTTCGGCATGCCGGCTGTTGGTGACGCCTGGATCGAGGCGCTGATGACCACGTATAGCCACGAAGCGGTGAAGCTGGCTGCCGAGGCTACCGGTCTGTTTGACCTTCGCGGCGCCAAGCAAGAAGACAAAGGGCTGCGGGCCAGGTTCGAACGCAGCTACGAAATCATCCTTCGCCGCGCCCAGGCTGGGCAGCAGCTCGACGGGAAGATCGCCACCGGCATCGGCCACGACAGCCAGAAGACCGAATTCGAACTCGCCAACGAGCTGGCCGACCAGCAAGCCCATGCACGAATCCTCCAGCAGGGCATCCCGGCCGACGGCAAGTCAGCCCGTGCACTGCTGCTGGCCAAGTTCGGCAAGAAGACAACGGAGCAACGGACATGACCGATTACACGGACCTCCAGAAGGCTGCCGCATACGCCGCCCAGGACACCATCAAGTTCGCTGACGAAGCGGAGGAGATGCGTGCGCTCCAGCAGTTCCACGAAGAGGTTGACCCAGAAACAGTTCTGGAGCTGATCGCTGAGATCAACGCGCTGAAAGGGCCGCATGACTGGCTCGCCGAAGACCTGATCAAGGAGTTGGTCGATAACGCGCAGGCGTTTCAGGAAAATTCGGACCATGGCGAGAACGATGCCTTTGCCATCGTCCTGCTGGCGGCTGCGCAGCGTATTCGTCGGCAGGAAGCGAACCTTGATCAGCTCAAGACTGAGAACAAGCGCCTTGTGCCGTTTGAGGAAGCATACGCCACTGCCTGCAACGTCCGTAATCGACTGATCAAGGAAAGCGAGGCGCTTCGCAATGCGTTTCGGCCTCTGCTGGCTCATTGGGATGACCTCAAGGCTGGAGAATCACTCAACGTAGACGCCGCCCGCGCCGCCATGGGCAAGGGGGAGCAGTCATGAACGCATTCAGCATCTTCAGCGCGATTCTCGCCGTAGTCAGCTTGATCCTTCTCGGTTTTGTGATGCTGGTGAGCGATAGCTTTATGTTCGCCGCCATTCCGACAGTGCTGGCCGCCGCTTACCTGGATCACTTAGGTATTGAAAAGTCCATGCGTGATTTCCTGGCCGAGGGGAGGGTGCGTCATGACCGATAAAATCTCCGTCAACTGCCGCTCCATGCTCACTGAGGCAATCACCCGCATGTCCAAGATGTTCGAGGACAAGCACTTCGTGGTGGTGAGCCTTCGCCCGGGCAAGGACCGCACGCTTGACCAGAACCGCCTTTGGTTCGCGATGTACAAGCGCATCGCCGAGATGACCCAGATCGGTGATGCATCGGACGCCCGCCAGTACTGCAAGCTGCACATCGGCGTGCAGATCCTGCTGAACGAGGACGCCGGGTTTCAGGCCGAGTGGTACCGGGTGATGCGTCACCTGCCATACGAAACGAAGCTGGCCATGATGGGGGAGTGCAAGCTTTTCGGCCCTGACGGCTTCCCGGTGACCAGCCTTTTCAATCGCGCCCAGGGCATCGCCTACACCGACCGCATCGTCGCGCGCTTTGCACCGCAGGGCGTGTACTTCTCTGACCTGCTTAGCCAGGAGGCCGCATGAGCGAAATAAACTGGTTTGTTTGGTGGGTCGTTGGATGCGGCCTTGTATTCAACGGATGGCTGGTTTGGAACTTGGCCAAAGTGTGTGACCATCTGATCTACACCGCGGTCGCCGCCGCATCGTTCACTCGGTTCTGCTGGGCATGCGGGAAAGTCCACGGGTTTAAGGGCCGAAAATTCCCATCGTGGGTGTACGCGCCACAGGTCTGGTTCGGGTTTTTCACTGTTTCGCTTGGCGCTCGTCCGGGCTCGATCAACCACATGGGCGGTGCTGGTGTGTGGAATGGGATCGGCAACTGGACAGTGTTCCCCGCCAAGGAGTCTGTATGACCATCGAGCGGAAGCCGGCCAAGCCGAAGAAGTGCCGCATTGCTACGTGCAGGGCCTTATTCGTGCCTTCGCGCATGGGGCAGGCGGTATGCAGCCCGGCCTGCGCAATGATTGACGCGCCACGGCATGAGCCGAAAGCGCGCAAGGCCCTGGCCGGCATCGAGCGCGCCGAGATCAAGGTCCGCAAGGAGAAGCTGAAGAGTAGGGCGGATCACCTTCGCGAAGCCCAGGCCGCGGTGAACGAGTACGTGCGCCTGCGTGACGCACACTTGCCGTGCATAAGCTGCGACTCGACGCCCAATGATAACGACCTCATGACGGGAAGCCGGTGGGACGCCGGGCACTACCGATCGGTGGGTGCTTGCCCGGAGCTGCGGTTCGAGCCGCTGAACATCCACCGGCAATGCGTGAAGTGCAACCGCAACCTTTCCGGCAACGCCGTGGAGTACCGCATCCGCCTGGTGCAGCGCATCGGCGCCGAGAAGGTGGCCTGGCTGGAAGGTCTGCACGCGCCATGCAAGTACACCGTGGAAGAGATCAAGGCCATCAAGGCCAAATACCGGGCAATGACCAGAGAACTGAAGAGGGCTGCAGCATGATCTATCGCAACGTGATATCCGCAGTAGTCCGGGCCCTGGCCTCTGAGACCATCAACAGCGCCGGCGGCTGCGACTTCGAGCCGAAGGTTCAGACCAGTAAGTTGAAGGGCGAGATCACCGGCAAGGATGCGGCCCTGCTGATCGACTGCATGGTGCACAAGGTCCTGCACGCCCAGCTCTCGCCGCGGCATTGGAACGCCCTCACTGCTAAGTACAGCACGCACAAGGGGAGGAAGGTCGAGTCTATTGGCCGACTGGTTGCAGCATTCCGCAGCCCGGCCCCCATGCTGTTCACGCAGAAGGCCGTCCAGGCATGGGCAGTACCCCAGATCAGGGGAGTGCGCCGAGAAGCGGTGAAGATCACCGCTCCAAAGCCGCGTATCGATGAGCATGAGCCGGGTAAGTGGGATTGGCGCAACGACGCAGCGCGTGCCGCAGTGGAGCGTGCCAACCAAGCGTCAGCGGCCCGCGCAGAATGCCGCTCAAGCGATATGATCGTGCTGGCTGACTCCAACTACGACATGGCGACATGGGACAACCAGGGGCTCACAGAGCGCACCTACCAGCGCTGGAACAAGTCGATCAAGGACGCCTTGGAAGGTCTTGTGGATGAGGCGCTGACCGAGGCGCAACACCTGCTCGAAGCGGCCGAAGTGCTATCTGTGGAGGCTGCGTGAAAATAGTCCCTCAAAAGGGCTTGCAATGTCATGTCGCCATGTCGCATTATTCACCCATCCTGTCATTCCTGCGTGTGTAGGACTGACTAAATAGAACCCGGCCATCGCGCCGGGTTTTTTATTGCCCTAAGAAACCCACCGAAAGGAATGCCGAATGATGAAGCGAATGTCCGCTTACCTGGGCTTGGCGCTTGCTGCCTGCCTGTCCTGTTTCTCACTGTCGGCATTCGCCGAGCCGATTACCAGCGCGTACCGTACTGCGTATGTGTCCGCGTACGGCCTGAGCGAGCCGCAAGGCGTTGCGATGCATCGCCTGGAACTGACCCTGGCAATGTGGCGATCGGGTAGCCAGTCGACCGATGAAGGTCTCGCTTCCAACCTGCGCGCATCCAGCAACCACTTCGTGATGGCTTCTGCCAAGCCTGCCCCTGATGGCGTCGGCCTGACCTCCTGCTGAATACGCCTGGAAGCAACAGAAAAAGCCCGGACATACGCTCCGGGCTTTTTTGTACCTCCGAGGAAAGCAGCTACCCAAGTGGGTGCTTTCCCAGATGTACCCAGTTTCACTGCAGTCAGGGCAGCCTCACGGAAGGCCTGGACGCTGATAAGCCGGTAGTGCAGCGCTACGGGAAAACACCGGCAGCCCGCGCACCCTGACCTCACTGTGCTTCCAGGGTGGCGCGAGACAAGATCGGCGAGATCGATGCATTGGGGCGTCGACGCCGGGCTGGTCTTTGGCTGACTGCGGGAAAGACCGCGCACCTATTCAGGGCCTCGACATGATCGGGGCCTTTTCGTTTTCGGCTCCACCACACCCATTGCTCCGAGCTGGGAGTGCTGTGTGAGCCGGATTTATCAATCTCCCCAAGGGGGAGGCAACCCGGATGCCAAACATGCCTGACAAGCCAGACACATGGGCCAAGCTCTGGCTGGCGTTGAGCAATCCGCTAATGGCGGGCGTCATCATGGCCATCACCGTTTGCTTGCTTCGCGTCATCTACGACGGAAAAGAAACCAGCGTGCGCCGGATCATTTTCGAGGCGCTGATTTGCGGATCGCTGAGTCTCGTAGCGTCCAGCGTTATTGAGTGGATGGCCTGGCCTTCAAGCTTATCGATTGCCGCCGGAGGGACTATTGGGTTCCTCGGCGTGACTGCCATTCGCGAACTGGTGACCCGCTTCCTCGGCCGCAAGGCGGATGCCGCATGAAGGCCTTCGCTGCAGCAATCATCATCGCCCTGGTAGGCCTTCTGCTCATAGGCATCCAGCAATCCAGAGTCGTCGCCCTTCGCGGGGAGGTGGCATTCGAAGCCAGCGAGAAGAAGAAGGCGGTCGACGCCAACCTCGAAAGCCAGGCCACGATCACCACCCTGCGCGCCGAAGCCCAGCGCAACGTCGATTACCAGAAAGACCTGAACAAGCGGTTACAGGCCAGTCAGGCCAAAGCCAGAAAGGCGGAGAAGAACTTTGAAGAACTCAAACGCAACAGCAAGCCTGTTCGTGATTGGGCTGCTCAGCCTCTGCCTGACGGCCTGCGCGGGAAAGCCGCCAGTGGTAACAAAGACAACGGCAGTAAGAGTCGAGCCCCCTGAGCTGGTGCCATGCGAGCGGGTGGCTGATGAAGACCTCGCCGACAACGGCCAGCTTTGGGAGCTGAAGAACCAAGCAATCAACCTGCTCGACACCTGCGCAGATCAGGTTGACGCCCAGATCCTCCGCAGCCAGAGCAAGTAATCCGCGCCACGTTTTCGAATGCGCCAAATCGTGGCGCGAGGTTTTGCAGATGAGCAAAGTCATCCGCCTGCGCCACGCGCTACCGATGAGCCAGGATATCAATGCAGCGGTAAGCGCTCTCGACAAGGCCATTGCCGATGCAGTGGACGCCGCCAAGGCTGCCGTACTGCCTCAGGGCCTTGTCGTCAGCCTGCTCCACGGCCACGCCCATGCACAGACACACCAGATGGTGACGCAATGACCGCGACCGTTCACGACATCGCCGACCAGCGCCCGCACCTGATGGTGGTAGCGAGTGATGCCGTCCACGTGATCCCCCACACCCTGGTGCAATCGGTTATTGATGGGCACAAACCTTCGTCCATCCTGACCGAGCCGGTAGTGCAGCGGATCATTGAAGAGTGGCTGCAACTGGTCAGTGAATGATCATTGAATGACGTTCGAACGACGTTGAATGACCATTCATTCGCGAAACACCCCATGAATGAGGCTTAGCCATGGCCCTATGCGGCGCAAAGAAGCGCAGCAACGGGGAACCATGCAAGCGACATGCTGTTCCGGGTTCCTCTCGCTGCAAGCTACACGGCGGGGCTGCTGCTAAGGCCAACAAGGGCAACCAGCACGCCCGCAAGCACGGAATCTATTCGGACACGCTGACAGCCGATGAGCATGGACTGTGGGATGACATCGGCATCGGTACGCTGGATGACGACATCAAGATCGCAAAGCTCCAGTTGCGTCGTGCGCTGATGGCCCAGGCCAAGGCAGAATCGGGTGACGGGCTTGTTCTGGATATGGAGAGCATCCACACCCAGGCGACCGATCCTGTTGACGAGGGTGAGCCGGCGCAAGAGCCAGGCCGACCATCAATGACAACCCAGCGTCGACGCCAGGGCTACGAGGACATCATCAACCGCCTGCTGGGCCGTATTGGTGACCTTGAGTCCAAGCGCGCCGACATGATCAAGAAGCTCGACCCTGAAGACGACGGGCCATTGCCTCAGCGCATCGAAGTGGTGGTGACTGACGCGAGACGCCCTAATGCCGAGCCTTAACGTACCCCAAGCCCAGTTCCTGGCACTGCCCCACAAGTTCCGTGCCTTCGTGGCTGGGTTTGGCTCTGGCAAGACATGGGTAGGCTGCTCGGCGCTCGGGAAACACTTCTGGGAGTGGCCGCGCATCAACGCCGGCTACTTCGCTCCTACATACGCCCAGATCCGCGACATCTTCTACCCGACAATGGAAGAGGTGGCGCACGACTGGGGGCTTCGCACTGAGATCAATCAGTCGAACCATGAGGTGCACGTCTACAGTGGCCGGCAATACCGCGGCACCGTGATATGCCGATCCATGGAGAAGCCGCAGACAATCGTCGGTTTCAAGATTGGTCACGCGCTGGTCGACGAGCTCGACGTAATGAGCTTGGTCAAGGCGCAGCAGGCGTGGCGCAAGATCATTGCCAGGATGCGCTACAACGCCCCAGGCTTGCGCAACGGGGTGGACGTAACAACGACGCCCGAGGGCTACAAGTTCGTCTACCAGCAGTTCCTGAAGCAGGTGCGCGACAAGCCTTCGCTGGGTGATATGTACGGTCTGGTGCAGGCCAGCACGTTCGACAACGAACTGAACCTGCCGCCGGACTACATCCAGTCGCTGATGGAATCCTACCCGCCGCAGTTGATCCTGGCCTATCTCAATGGTCAGTTCGTCAACCTGACGTCTGGGTCTATCTATCACTCGTACGACCGCAAGAACAATCAGTGCTTCGACACTGTGCAGCCTGGCGAGCCACTGTTTATCGGCATGGACTTCAACGTCGGCAAGATGGCAGCGATCACGCACATCAAGCGCGACGGGTTGCCGAGGGCGGCTGATGAGCTGGTAGACGGCTACGACACGCCGGACATGATCAGACGCATCAAGGAGCGCTACTGGCGCTACAACGGCAAGGATTACGAGAAGACCTGCGAAATCAGGGTGTACCCGGACGCCTCGGGCGGTTCGCGCAAGTCGGTGAATGCCAGCGAGACGGACATTGCCATTCTTCGTCAGGCCGGGTTCACGGTGATAGCGCCAGCAGCGAACCCGCCGGTGAAGGACCGCATCAACGCAATGAACGCCATGTTCTGCAATGCCCATGGCGAGCGTCGGTATCTGGTGAATCCGTTCACCTGCCCGACATATGCCGACGGCCTTGAGCAGCAGGTTTGGGCGCCCAATGGCGAGCCAGACAAGACGGCGGGCGTGGACCACGCGAACGACGCCGGCGGCTACTTCATCCACCACGACTACCCGATCATCAAGCCGATGACCCACATCCCTGTCACCTTCACCTTCTGAGGCCGATATGCCCAACTACAGCGCCATCAGGCAAGAGTACAGCGATGCCTTGCCCGGTTGGCAGCTGGTCAAGCGTTGCGTAAAGGGGCCGAGAGAGGTCCGCAAGTACGACGAATATCTGCCGATGCCTGACCCGCTCAACCTTTCGGACGAGAATCGGGCGCGGTACGAGCAGCTGAAGAAGCGCGCCATGTTTCTGAACGTGGTGGGGCGCACTCGCACCGGCCTGCTGGGCGCCGTGTTCCGCAAGACTGCGGAGATCAGCCTGCCCACGGCCATTGAGTACCTGAAAGAGAACGCCAGCGGTGACGGCGCCAGCCTGGAGCAGTTGAGCAAGGAGTCGACCGGTGAATGCCTTGATACTGGGCGCGGCGGCTTGCTGGTGGACTTTCCGAAGGTCCATCTGCCAGAAGGTCAGGTCGCGCTGACCGTGGCTCAGGCTGCAAACTCACGCGCCTTCATCCACTTCTACTGCGCCGAGAGCATCATCAACTGGCGTGAAGACGTGATCGACGGCGTGCGCCGGCTGACGCTGGTGGTGCTGCATGAAAAGATCAATGAGCCCACGGCCGATGGCTTTGAGTTCACCGCCAAGGACCAATACCGGGCCCTGATGCTGCGTGACGGCAAGTACGTGCAGAGCGTGCACAGTGCTGACAACCCTGAAGGCGAAGAGGCGGAGCCCAAGGACAAGGTCGGCCTGCCGTTCTACCACATCCCGTTTCACTTCTTCGGCGCCGAGAATAACGATGCAAGCATCGACAAGGCGCCGCTGGAAGACCTGGCTGAGGTGAACATCCTCCACTATGGCAACAGCGCTACGGTGGAAGAGTCGGGCTTTATCAGCTCCCAGCCGTCGCTGTTCATCACCACGGACATCCAGCCGGAAGAGTTCGTCAAGCTGAACCCGAACGGCATGCATATCGGGTCTCGGCGCGGCCACAACCTGGGCAAGTCGGGAACGGCGATCATGCTGCAGGCCAACGAAACCCAGCTGGCCCGCGAGCTGATGAAGGACAAAGAGCAGCAGATGCTCATGATCGGCGCGCGCATCGTCCAGCAGGGCAGCGGCGCGGAGACGGCAGAGGCCGTGCGCATCCGCTACAGCTCCGATAACTCGGTGCTTGGCACTATCGCTGGCAACGTGAGCGAGGCTGTGCGCCTATCCCTGTTCGACGCCCAGCGCTTCATGGTTGGGGATGTGGACGAGGACGGCACTGTGTTCTGGCTCAACCAGGAGTTCTTCGACGACGTCATGGACGCCCAGGCGATCCTGGCCCAGATGCAGCTCTGGCAACAGGGCATCATCGCCAAGACCGATTTGCGCACGAACCTGCGCCAGTCCGGCGTGCTGGATTCGGATCGCACGGACGAGGACATCGACGCCGACCGCGAGGAAGAGGCGCCGGTGGTGGGCAGCGAGCCTCTGACCGATGAGCCGCCAACCAATCAGTCTCCAGGGGTGAACGATGAGTAGTGAAGGCTACCTGACGGACGCCACCACCCGGCACCAGGTCTACGTCCAGCGTTATGCCGGCGGCAACCTGAAGCGGGTGGCGGCCTTCATCAGCAAGGCCGTCAAGACGGCAAAGGACCGCGTTTCGGCAGGGCTGAGCGATTACGGCACCAGACGCTACACCTCGCAGATAGAAACGCTCCAGGGCGATTTGCGGGGCATCTACGACGACATGAAGGGCCGGGCGCAGCTCGACCTTGGCGAATTCGCCGCATATGAGGCTGAGTTCAACGCCACGATGCTGGGCAAGGCCGTGAAGCTGGTTGTGCAGCTCAACGTGCCTTCGGCCGAGATGGTCAGTGCCGCTGCCTTGGCTGATCCGCTGATCCTCGAAGCTCGAAAGGGCTCCCAGCGGATCAGCATCGGAGGTGCCCTTGACCAGTTCGGCACCAAGAAGGCAGCCGAGATCATCGGCGAGATCCAGATTGGTTCCAGCCTGGGCGAGACCAGTCAGCAGATCGGCCGGCGCCTCACCAGCATTCACCAGCTTCACCAGGACCAGGCTTCATCGCTCGTTCGCACCATGACCAACCATGTGGCCAGCACGGCGCGCATGGAAACGCTCAAGGCCAACGACGACATCCTGCTGGGGTGGCGATGGATATCCACGCTCGACAGTAAGACCAGCGCCATGTGCCAGGCCCGTGACCAGCATCTGTATGGCTGGGATGACCCCAAGCCGCCAGGGCACTGGAATTGCCGCTCAAGCGCGCTTCCAGTGCTCAAGGACGAGTATGCGCGGGAGATTCCTGGGTCAACTCGGCCCTCAGTAGGCCCTGACGGCGCGACGCTGGTATCGAGCAAGACGACCTACCAGGCTTGGCTTTCACGCCAGCCTGCGTCCTTCCAGCGCGACGTGCTCGGGCCAAACCGATACGCACTGTTCACCAAGGGTGAGCTGACCCTCGACAAATTCGTCGACGACAACGGCAAAACCCTGACCCTGAAGCAGCTGAAAGACCTTGAACCGCTGGCCTTCGAGCGAGCGGGACTATGAGCAGCCGGCCATGAGCCGGTTTTTTTACGCCTGCGGCTGAGCCAACGGCAAATCATCCGGGGGATGACATGAAATACCTGATCGACAAGGCTGCATACGACGCACTCGAACCATCCATGCAGGCTTTCTACAAAGCCCAGGGTGAAGACTACGTGCTGACTGTTGAGGGGCTGCCTACTGGCGGTGCTGACCTCGACGGCCTGCGCAACCAGGTGCAAACGCTGCTCACCGAGAAAAAGGACGAGAAGCGCAAGCGTGACGCTGCCGAGGCCGAGCAGCGACGCCTGCAGGAAGAATCGCAGCGCGCCAATGGCGAGTTTGAGCAGCTGTACACCAGCGCCCAGCAGGCCCTGGAAGCCGAGCGCGCCAAGAACCTGGAGATCATGACCCGGGTTGAGCGCCGCGACCTGAGCGCCGCAGCCAGCAAGATCGCCACAGGCATCGCCGACGGCGAAAACGCTGAGATCTTGGCTGAGTTCGTCGAGCGCCGCCTGAAGATCGTAGAAGGCCAGGTCAAGGTCACGGACGCCTCCGGCAACCTGACCATCGCAACACTCGATGACCTGGCTAAAGAATTCCAGCAAGCGCCGCGCTACGCCTCACTGGTGCGCGGCACGCAAGCGAACGGTGGCGGGGCTGCCGGGGGTAAGGGTGGCGGGGCCACCAAAACGTGGGACCAAATGACCGGCATGGAGCGTGTTGAGCTCCGCCGAACCAACCCCGCCGAGCATGCGCGCATGAAAGCCGCTGCTGAGGCCAAGTAAAAGGAAATTCAGCAATGCCAACCATTCTCTCGGATGTGATCTTCCGCGACGAACTGCGGGACTACATCACCGTCAACAGCGTTGAACGCACCGCGTTCTTCCAGTCGGGCATCCTGACCACCAACTCGGACATGACCACGCTGCTGGCCAGCCCGTCGAACACCTTCACTATTCCGTGGTGGGTTGACCTGGACGCGTCCATCGAGTCGAACTACTCGAACGACGTGTACACCGACATCGCGGTACCGCTGTCGGTCACCAGTGCTTCGATGCAGGCGCGCGCGGCGTACCTCAACGAAGGCTGGAACTGCATGAACCTGGTGAAGAACATCACCAACCAGGATCCTCTGGAGTTCGTTGCGGGTCGACTGATCTCCTACTGGCAGCGCGTTGCCCAGCGCCGCACCATCGCCACAGCGGTCGGTATCTACAATGACAACATCGCCTCCAACGGCGGCGACATGGTCGTGGACGCCGGCGGCATCATCGGCCCGGCCGCGGTGATTCGCGCCAAGGGCACCATGGGCGACTACAGCGGTCAGCTGGGCGGCCTGAGCGTGATCGCCATGCACTCGGCGGTGCACACCGAGCTGTCGATCCAGAACCAGATCGACTTCACTCCGATCGCCGACCAGATCCCCGAGTTTGGCCGGTTCCAGGGCATGCTTGTTGTGCTGGATGACGGCCTGCCAGTAATCGGCAGTGGTGCCAGCGCCAAGTACCTGTCCATCATCTTTGGCCCTGGTGCAATCGGCTTTGCCGAAGAAACCCCGCCAGGTGAAGACGGCCTGGAATACGACCGCGCGCCAGATCGTGGCAACGGTGGTGGTACCGAAACCCTGTGGACCCGCCGCAACTTCGTTGTGCACCCGCTGGGCTTCTCGTTCGACAGCGTGACCATCACCGGCACGCCGACCACCACCCGCCCTATCTCGGCTAACTGGGCGGACCTGGCCCTGGCTACCAACTGGAGCCGCAAGTTCGCCCGTAAGCAGGTGCCTATGGCGTTCATCACCTCCCTCGTTACCGCTCCAGTAGCGTAAACGAGCGTGCGGCGGGTTAGTTGCCCGCCGCACAGCACTGATCCAGGAGAAAATCATGACCGTTCAAAAAGACAATCACATCGACCCTAACACCAAAGCCCGCTGGGGCTTCGCTGGCGGTGAGGGCGAAGTCACTGTCGGCCCGCAGACCGTCGGCGAAACTGGCGGCGTTGACCATGCCCGCTCCCGTATCGAGCCTGGCGGCGCCCACAACAACGGCGGCGGCGCTGAAGCGACTCGCCAGGCACTCGAACTCGACGCCGTGAACCTTCTCGCCGACGGCCTGGAATCGGGCGTACTGAATCCGGTTGAAGGTGATGGCGCTGCCGCACGGCTTCATGCGGCCCTGAGTGGCATTCAGGAAAGCAATCAGCGACTGGCCCAAAGCCGCGATGAGGCGGTCGATAAGGCCGCCCAACTGCAAAAGCAGGTCGACGACCTGCTGGCTCAGGCCGAGAAAGATCGATTGGCCGCTGCGTTCGATCCGCTCGCCGAATTGACCTCCGCCCAACTCAAGGAGCAGCTGGACGCCAAGGGCATCGCCTACAAGTCCGGCGATCTGAAGCCTGAACTGCTGGCACTGCTGAAAGCAGCTCAGTAACACCCGGGGCTTCGGCCCCACTCATTCAAGCGGAGGCCGGATGGCTACCTACATCACCGTGGCGGACGTTGACGCCATCCTGGGCTCTACATGGGCGCCAGATGACAAGAAAGCCCGCGCAGTGTTGCAGGCGAATGCCTATCTGACCTCGCTCAATCTGGTCGGCGTCGATATGGACGCCATCCCGGATGAGGTGAAACAGGCCGGCTCCGAGCTGGCTAAGGTCGCCTCAGAGGGAAATCTGTACCAGCAGCAGACCGAGGGATCGCTGGAGGCCAAGACGGTCAAGGCTGGATCGGTCAGCACCAGCAAGACGTTTGCCACGCTGGACAGCAGCAAGATCATTGCGCAGCCCGGTGACGTGCAGTTCGCGCTGGCGCTGCTTTCCCCTTGGCGGTCGAGCCCGTTCTCGTTCCGCGTAGATCGGGGGTGACTCATGGGCCTACGCGAAGACATCCAGACAGACCTGGCCGAAGCTTTCGACACTGACCTCGCCGATGCGGTGCAACCTTTCACCGGTGAATACCTGGGGCCAGGTGTTTACGACCCGGTGACCGAAGAGACGACCTCCCAGCCAGTTACCTACACCGGGCGCGGAGTTCTGGACAGCTACGACAGCCGGCGGGTCGACAACATCAACATCAAGGTCGGCGATGTACTGCTGATTTGCCTGGCTAACGAAACAACTGACGTTCCTGCGGTTGGTCACAAGATCACGGCTCCCGACTTGCTCACCGGCGCGCAGGTCGCTTATCAGGTTGTCAGCCCTGGAATCGACCCCGCCAAGGCGCACTACGAAATCCAGCTGAGGAAGTAGTCATGGCTAAGTCGAGAGGCTGGAGCACTCCACCGAGCTTCTTCTCCGGCGCGGTCAAGGACGAACTGAGCAAGCGCGTCCGCGTAATCGCAATGGCCATGCTAAACGAGATAGTGCTGCTCTCACCGGTGGACACAGGCCGGTTCCGTGGCAACAACATCGTCAGCGTGGGCGCGCCGGTTTACACCAGCACCGTGAACGTCGACCCGACGGGCGCAGAGACGATCAATCAGGGGCTTTCAGCGATGACCGGCCTTGAGCCGTTCACCCAAGTGTTCATCCAGAACAATCTGCCTTATGCGGTACCGCTTGAGGATGGGCACTCTAAGCAGGCGCCGGCCGGTATCTATGCAGTTTCCTTCCATGGCGTGTCACAGGCGTACGGCTCATGACCTTTGAACAGATTCGCGGCATCGTCATAGGCCGCATGACAGCGTGGGCGGGCATTCCTGCAAGCGCTGTTGATTACCCGAACGCGCCGCAGCCATTTGATCCGGCTGGGAAAGCAATCTGGGCCAGGCTCGCAGATGTTCCGGGCCTATCCAGTACCCCAGAGGTTGGCATAGGCCCGTGCGTGCGCCGGACCGGGATCATCGTCATTCAGCTATTCGTTCCGACGTACAAGGGCACGCTTGCCATCACGCGAGCCGCTGACACGCTTGTGCAGCACTTCGAGTACTACAGCGACCCATCTGGTCCTTTTGATTGTTTTGCCGCCTCTGCGCAGGTTGTAGGCGACGACGGACTGGGCTGGTATCAGGTCAACGTTCGAATTCCATACAGGGCGTACTAAGCCCAGACCACTCACCGCCACATGGCGGTCTTTTACGCCTGATGAGAGTCTGTCATGTCCGAAATTACCAAAGAGCTGCATCGCAGCTTGATCCGTGCCGCAAAAGGCGCGCTCGCTGCATGGGAGCGCTGGCTTTCAGCAAAGGAGAAAGGCGATGAATGAGCTACCGAAACTTACCGTTGAGGAAGTGCGCGAAGAGCGCCGCGTTCTTGCCACGAAAATCCTTGAGCTGGTCAAGGGTTTCAATGAAAGAACCGGCCTAAGCGCCGGATCAATAAACCTCGTGAACGTAGATCACCAGCCATTTGGAGGCCCGCATAGCAATGTGTTGGCTGACGTAGAGATCGAGCTGTACATCTAAACCCCGCACCACCGGGCACGCTGACCAGACCCGCCGTAAGGCCTCTCTGCTCATCACGCCTCCCCGGATCAATTGATCTAAGGAGGCTCCGATGAGTTCGGGCGCAAAAGTTTCAACCGCGTGGAAGCGCGAGATCACCCCAGGAATCACCCCGCCCGGCGACTGGAATGTCCTGACCCGGGTTAGCTACGGCTTGCTGCCGACTTACAACTCGGAAGAGAACAACGAAATCGGCGTTGATCGCATGGCTCAGGGTACAGCCCAGACCACGGTTGACGTCGGCGGAGACGTAGAAACCAAGCTTCGATACGGCGCGCTGGATGAGTTCATGGCCTCTTGCTTCGGCAAGGACTGGGTCGGCAACGTCCTGACCATGGGCAACGACCGTATTTCGTTCTCGATCGGCTCCTACGCCAGCGACGTGGGTATTGCGGCGATTGCCCGCGGCGCACAAGTGGCGACGATGAATTTCGAGATCCCGAACGACAACGAGATCAACGTAACCACCACCTTTGCCGCGATTGCCTGGGACGACAAGGCAGACAACACGTCGTTCATCATCAACCCGCAGTCGGAGGCGCACCAGCGCCGCTATGGCTTCAAGGACGTAACCGGCCTGAAGATCAACGGTGTGCAGCTGGGCGAAGACAACGCCTGCGTCGACAGCTTCAACCTGCAGTTCGACAACGCGGTCCAGACCCAGCGCTGCATCGGTAACGGCAACCCGTTCCCGGGCAACATCATCCCGACCACGTTCACCCCGTCCGGCTCTATCACCATGAGCTGGTCGAAAGCGGCCTACACCTACTGGAAAGCCCAGCAGACCGGTGATGCACTCAGCTTCGAGTTCACGCTGAACAACGCCGACGGCGGCTACACCTTCTTCCTGCCAGAAATGGAAGTCAGCGGTGATTGGCCGGACGGCGGTTCGACCGACATCATCCAAGTCGAACTGAGCTACACCGGCCGCCGCGTGCCACCGACCATCACCCGACTGCCAGCGCCAATCGTTATTGCCGCCGTAGCCGTAACCCCAGCAACCGCCAGTGTTGCCGTGGGCGCCACTGTCGACCTGGAAGCGGCTGTAACTCCGGTAGGCGCCAGCCAGCTTGTGACCTGGACCACTTCCGATGCCACCAAGGCCAGCGTCAGCGCTACAGGCCTGGTCAAAGGCGTGGCTGTTGGTACCGCGACCATCACGGCGACCAGCAAAGCGGATGTCACCAAAACCGACACCGCTGAAATCACCATCACTGCTTAAACCCTTTGCCTGGCGCGCCCTGCGGTGCGTGCCGGGCCTTTTACCGCAGAGGAAATACCCATGGGCATCACGATCAACAAGAAGCCAGAACTGGATATCGACGGCAGTCGCTGGGTGGAGATCGCCAAGGGCGCGAAGATTCTGGTTGGCTCCATCGCTAGCCCGATGTACAAGTCACACCAGGCCCTGATCAAGCGCCACTTGGCGTCTATCGACCAGCAGACGCAGGTCGGCACCAAGGCATTCAACCTTGCCGATATCCCGAATGCTGAATTTGAAGCTGACGATGACCTGTTCATTGATCTGGCTGCGCGTCACCTGATCCTTGATTGGGAGGGGGTCGATGTGGCTGAGAAGCCCGGCGTTCCGGCGAAATACAGCCCAGAGCTGTGCGTGCAGTTGATTCGGCAAATGCCGAGCGTCTACTTCGTTGCCGTGCAGACCGGTCTCGATGTAGCTGTGCGCGCCGAAGAAAAGGCCAAAGAAACAGCGGGAAAGCCATCGCCGCGTACCGCTGGGGCCGCGAGTGGGCGGGCGCGGCAAACGAAAAAAAGCGCTGGAAGCATGAGCGCCTAAGCGGAACGCTTCCAGAAGCCCCAGAGATCGACGGCGTGACCGCTGAAATCCTTGAGGCATACGGGCCAATCAGCAGGACAAGGCAGTACGTCGGAATGGCTGGGGCTCCCGCACCGATATCGCCTCGGGCAATAACCGAGCATCTCGATCGCCACCCTTCAGCCATATCCCGCGATGAATTCGACGCCGCCATATTCGCCCTGGACGACGACTTTCGCACGCACTGGGAAGAGCAGCAGGAGAAGGACAAGCCGAAGCCGCCGAAGAAACCATAGCCCGCCCAGCGGGTTTTTTTACGCCTGGAGAAAGCTATGGCGCAGGAATCACGCCTTGGAATCACGATTGACTCCCGTGGCGCCGAGCAAAATGCAAACCGGATGGCTGACTCCCTCGACCGGATGGAGAAAAGCGGTGATGCCGCTGCTGCCTCGGCTGATGGTGTTTCGTCCAGTGCTGCACAGCAGAAAAAAGAACTCGCTCAGCTGCTTGGGCAGATAAACCCGACGGTTTCAGCGCTCGGGCGCCTGGATGAAATGCAGGAGAAGCTGGCCAAGTTCAAAAAGGCCGGGATCGTAGAAAGCGACACCTTCGTTGAGTACACCGATCGCATCAACGTAATGCGAGGCGCACTGGGCGAAACATCGGAAGGGATGAACAAGGCTGGCATGTCTGCCAAGGCCTATAGCGCAGCACTGCGCGGCGTTCCGGCACAGTTTACGGATATCGCAGTAAGCCTTCAGGGTGGGCAGGCACCGCTTACCGTGTTGCTGCAGCAGGGCGGACAGTTGAAAGATATGTTCGGCGGTATTGGTCCGGCTGCTAAGGCCCTGGGTGGATACATCCTTGGCCTGGTCAACCCGTTCACCGTTGCCGCCGCTGCCGCTGCTGCTCTTGCACTGGCCTATTACAAAGGGTCAGAGCAGTCTGATGCACTTCGCAACAGCCTGATCATGACGGGGAAATTCTCCAAGGCATCAGAGGCGCAGATGATTGCGCTTGCCAGTGCAGTGGATGGAGTGACGGGCACGTTTGGCGATGCTGTAGGAGCATTGACCCAACTCACTGAAGCCGGCGTGAACACGAATGCCAACTTCAAGCTTATCTCCACTACCGCAGTGGATATGCAGCGAATCACAGGGAAGGCCATACAGGACACCGTTGCCGAGTTTGTGAAGATCGGCAAAGACCCGGTTAAGGGCGTGATTGAGCTGGATGAGAAATACAGATTCCTGACTGCCTCGGTCTATGCACAGATCAAGGCGCTTGCAGAGCAGGGCAACACGATCGGCGCAGTTGACCTTGCCGAACGAACTTATGCAGAGGCCATGGGCCAGCGCACAGAAACCATTCGCCAGAACCTTGGCGTTATAGAGCGCGGCTGGCTCAACATCAAGGACGTTGTTTCAGAGGTCTTTGACGCCTTTGCAAGCATCGGTCGCAAGAGTGCGGAAAGCGAAAACCGGGCAGTTACCGAGATTCAGCAGAAGATCGCCTATCTGCGCAGCACGCTAGACACTGCATACGAAGACAATGACGCGCGCGCGCGAATTGCATCGCTCGAGGCCGAACTGAAAAAGCGTCAAGACATTCAGAAAACGAACGAAGACACACTTGAGCAGGAGCGCAAGCGCCGGGAGCTTGAAGTCGCAGGCAGGCAATCTGTTGACTCACTCAGTGCAGCCTACAAAAGCACTCTTGACCAGACAGAAAAGCTTAATGAGTCGATCAAGTCTCTTGATAAGGATCGGCAGAAAGCCATCGATGCAGGTGTTTTCGGTGAAAAGCAGCAGACCGAATACACCAAGGCAAGGGCGAGTTACGAAAAGCAGATTGAGGATATCCGCAATCGCGGCACCAAAAAGACACCGGCAGGCAAGGCGCCAAGGGAAAACAATTCAGGCGTTGCCGAGGCTCAAAACACCTTCGCCAAACTTTACAGCGAGTACGATCCGGCCGCCCAGGCTGCGCGGGCACTGACCAAAGAGCAAACCCAGCTTCAGCTTGTGCTGGACAAGGGCAAGATCAGCCAGGAGGAGTACGGCAAGGCGCTGGCCCAGGCTTCGACGAACTACGCCGCCGCGATCAAGGGCGCCCAGGTCCTTACTCAGGCCGAGCAATATCGGGCACAGCTAGAGAAGCAGCTAAGCACCCAGCGCACCCAGTACAGCCTGGAAGCCGCAGGCGTCGGCATGGGTGACCAGCAGTCGCAGCGCCTTCAGCAGCGTGTACAGCTTGAGCAGCAGACAAACGATCGCATCTTGCAGCTGCGGACCGAACTGGCAAACGCCACGACGGAGAAGCAGCGTCAGGATTTGCAGGCCCAGATCGACCTGACCAACGAGTATTTGCCTCTTCAGATCGAGGCAATGCAAGCCGGTTGGGCCCAGATGGACCAGGCCATGCTTAACCCTATAAACGGGTGGACGGCGGCGGTGCAGAATTTTGGCACCCAGGCCATGAACATAGCAGGGCAGACGCAATCGATCTTTTCGGCAGCGTTCAGCACGATCTCAACCGACATCACATCAGCGATCATGAGCGGCACCTTGTCGTTCAGCACCCTTGGCGATATCGGTAAGAACGTACTGCGCGAGATCATCGCCGGCTTCGTCAAGATGGGCGTCCAGATGGTGGTTAACGCCGCGCTGAGCGCAACTCTAGGGGCAGCGAGCACGGCAGCAACAGCGGCCCTAGCTGGCACTACAGCTGCGGCTTGGGCGCCAGCGGCAGCACTGGCATCTCTGGCGAGCTTCGGCGGCAACTCCGTACCAGCGGCCGCAGCATTGACCTCGACCACCGCGCTCGCGTCGACCCTGGCAGTAATTCCAGGGTTCGCCACCGGTGGCTACTTTACTGGCGCGGGTACCGCAAAGTCCGATAGCAACCTGGCACGCATCAGCGACGGCGAGTTCATCGTAAACGCCGCGGCTACCGCCAGGAATCGTGGGCTGCTTGAGTCGATCAATGCTGGCGAGAGTATGCCCACAAGATCGTCTTCATCCTCCGCTGGCACTGATAGCTCTCAGATTAGTGTCGCCGTTCATATCCATGAAGACGCCTCAAAGGCTGGCCGGTCCGAAAGCCGTCGCGAAGGGAATCAGGTGGATGTCGACGTTTGGGTAGCGAATGTCATGAGTGACGGGTCTGCACACCAGGCGCTGTCTGAAAAATACGGATTATCGACGGTGGGCTCATGATCAAGTACCCGATAGAACTGCCGCTCCCGTTGCAGAGTGGATACAAGCTCAGCACCGAAAACCCGAAGATGGAGACTCAGCTCGAGTCGGGGCGGTTCCGGGAGAGGCGCAAGTTCACCTTTGTGCCTACGACCATTCGCGCAACGTGGAACATGGATGAGGCGCAGATGGCGTTCTTCGAATCATGGTTTGCCCGGACACTTGTCGACGGCACTCTCTGGTTCGAGGCGAAGCTCAAAACGCCGGCTGGATTCAAGGATTACATCTGCAAAATCAAGGGGATGTATGACGGCCCTGAACTTGTCCAGGTGAGTCGATACGAGATATCAGCCACGCTTCTTCTGCGCGACCGTCCACTAATAGATCCGGGCTGGGAGAATTTCCCTGAGTTCTGGTTCAACAAGAACATCATCGACATGGCGATCAACAGGGAGTGGCCGGAGGCATGAACCCACTCGACGTTTGCTACGCATCGCCAGGCACCGAAGTTCTAATCCCTACATTTGAGATATCCAGTTCCGGCTGGAGCGAGTCGATCTTGATTTGTGCGGGGTTCGAAAATCAGATTTGCGGAACTGAGGATGGCCGCACCCTTACGTTCCTTGCTGGCGGCCTGGACGTTTCGTATCCGACCAAGGACAACACTGGCAGCCAGACAGTGACGTTTGCGATTGACGGTGTCACAGGGCAGGCGCAGGGGTTGATTCGACAGGCAATGGACGCCGACGCAATCATCAGGGCAACGCTACGGCTATATCTGAGCACCAACCTTAGTCAGCCTTCGCAGAGGCCATATTACCTGGTTGTGAGCGGCGGCAGCTTCCAAGGTGCGACTGTTCGCGTCGACGGCGGTTACTTCAATCTCATCGACACGAACTTCAACCGAGAAACCTTCAACGCCCTCAACGCCCCCTGCATTAAGTACCTATAACCATGCCATCACGATACCTATCTGCCATCTACCAAGACGGCGGTCGCGAACTGCCGTCCGTAGATTGCTGGGGGCTGACGACGATAGCCAGGTCCGAGCTGTACGGGCTGCCCGAGCTATCAAAGTTTGGAGAAGTAACTCGCCTGGGTATTCACGCCTTCCAGCGATCCTATAGGGCCGAGGTTGGAAGGGCTCTTGAGCGTTGCGAACCATTCCCTGGTGCTATCGCGGCAGCCATGAAGGGCGACATCTGCGCCCACGTCGCACTGGTGGTACTCAAAGACGGCCGGCTGCAGGTGCTGGAGATCAACCCAGGCAGCGGGGCCAGGATCATCCGGCTTTCGGAATTCAAAGACAACTATATGACGGTGGTGTTCTATCGTGATCGAGATCTATGCGAACAAGCTTGATCAGGACGTGCTTCGCGAGTACCCGGTGAGTGCAGAAACCACCGTTGAGCAGTGGCTGATCGATAACGTAAAGGGCTATGAGCGACGCTCCATTCCTCCCATGAGCATTGCCATCAATGGATGCCTGACAAGTCCGTCAACTTGGGATTGTGCGCGCTTTGATAGTGGCGACCGGGTGCAGATCTGGATCGAGCCGAAAGGCACTGACCCGATTTCCATCACCATCGCAGCTATTAAGGGCGTGCAGGCGGTGATGAAGCTCATCACGCCGCGCGTGAAGCTGCCAAAGAGTGGTTCTCCGCAACAGGGCAGCACGCTGGCAAGCGCAAACGCGAAGGCCAACCAGGTCCGATACGGTGACCCGGTACGAGAGTTGTTCGGTGAGGACGAGATATTCCCGGACTACATCGTTGAGCCGCGCCGATACTTCAAAGGCCCGCGGGATGAGTGGCAGCACATGCTGCTGTGCATCACCCGTGGGCAATGCCAGGTAAACCCGAGCGATATCAAGATTGGGAACACGGCCGTCATATCGCTGGGTGCCAACGCGACTGCTCGGGTATACGCGCCTGGAGAAGACCTCAGCAACGAGCCGGCCGCGAAGTGGTGGTATCAGGCACCAGAAGTTGGCGTAACCGCTACTGGCACGTCAGGCATCGAGCTAAAGACCACCGTCACAGTCCCGCCGGTACCGGGCGCACAGGCTTATCAGTTCAACGGCGACTTGGTTGCCGTTCCGACTGGAGCCGGGGCATTCCCTGCTGGCTGGTCCGTCGGCATGATCCTGCGAATAGAGGTCATGTATCAGTACATGGTCACCGCCGGCGGTGGGGCTGGAGGCCGGGACGTGATTTCCGGACCGCTGGAGCAGCTTGGCGCTTTCCCTGGAATGCAGATTGAGGTAGTCGGTGCGAACGCCGGTCGCTACATCGTCAACGACTTTACGGCAGCGGCAGGCGGCGATCCTGCTCACTTGACCCTTAATACTACCAGTGGAGCGCCGGTTTCTGGGCTTCTGGCGGGTATTGGCTGGGCCTGCATAGGGTACGCGGGCCTGCGGTATCGTCTCACCGCATCGAGCACGTCGCAGATTGCCGTAGACCGCCTGACCGATGCTGGCGTTACAGATAACGACTGGCCTGGGTTTGACTTCATCGAAAGCAACTCGGCCGTTCTAAGATTGGATAACTCAAACCTTGAGGGCGACTGGGCAGGGCCGTTCGCGCTTTGTCCGGCAGGACAGAAGGCGACAAAGCTATCGTTCACCGTCCTGTTTCCAAGCGGCCTGGCAGAGGTCAACAACAAGGGCGACCTCGAGCCTTGGAGTGTCACCTACGAGTTTCAGTACCGGGACCGAACAACAGCCGGGGCATGGGTTTCTTTCAGTGAAACGATCAGCGATCGAACCCTGGACCAGATCGGTTTCACGCGGGAGCTGACAACAGCATCCGCAATAGAGCCAGAAGGGCGCATGCGCCGTATCGGTGCAAAGTCCACGCTGACCAACGTTCAGGACAGCATTCAGTGGTATGACGTTCGGGCACTCCTGCCAAGCCCGACTAGCTACCCGGGCTGGACGATTCTGGCTTTGTCTGCGGCCGGCGGCGGGAAGCTTTCCAGCCAAAGCGAAAACAAAGTGTCGGTGATTGCCACGCGCAAGCTGCAGATATTGGTGAATGGGGCATGGACGCCAGACAATCGTGTCACTCGCGACATTGCTCCAGCGTTCAACTACATCGCCAAAGCGCCCGGATACCAGGACGCTGACATCGATACGGAAGAGGTCGCTGCTTTTGATGCGGTATGCAAGGCCAGGGGAGACACCTTCAACCTTTCGATTGATTCGCTCATGACGGTCAAGGAGGCGCTGAATACGGCGCTCGCCCCGGGCTTTGCGGAGTTCACTATCAGCCGAGGACGCTTGCGCCCAGTGCGTGATCAGAAGCGCGAAGGGTTTGATGCTGAGTACTTCCCGGCCGGCACCCAGGGATATTCGGCGCAGAACATGAAAGGGCCTCTCCGGATAAGCTTCAAGTCCCCCGATCCCGGCTCAGAGCATGACGGCGTGGATGTTGAGTACAAGGATCGTCGTACCCGCCAAACGGAGACGGTTAAGTGTCGTCTTCCAGGTCAGCTTGGGCTGAAGGCCGAAAAGGTCCAAGCCCTTGGCATAGGCGACCGTAACCGGGCATATCGCCTGGGGATGCGCCGAGCAAGCGAGACCAGGTATCGCCGCTGGAGCTATTCGTTCGAAACCGAACTGGACGGCAACAACAGCGATTATATGGGGCTTGCCGGGGTATCTGACGATACGCCAGGCAGAGGGCAAAGCGCTCTGTTGCTCGGAATATCAACGGTCTCTGGCAATTACATCCTCGAGAGTTCTGAAGCTTTTATATGGGAAGCCGGCGTATTGCATACAGTCGGTATCAGGCGCCAGGACGGCACGCTCAGCGGGCCATGGACGGCCACAAGGGTTGGCGAGTACCACCTGAGCATCCCGACGCTGGACTTCACTCCAGACACAAGCTGGGACAGGGAGCCGCCTCACCTGTTATTCGGGCCGGTCACCAGGGAATGCCACCGCGTCTTGATCAGCAAAGTGATCCCGAAAGACGATAGCGTTTCTGTTCAGGGCTTCAACTACGACGACAGGGTTTACCTGTACGACAACGCGACTGCGCCCGACTAAATAACCAAAACCACACAGGCCCGCCATGCGCGGGCTTTTTTGTGCCTGGAGAAAACATGCGATATAACACGGGCAACCCAGTAGGGCCTGACGGTTCAAGCGATCCGCGCGATCTTTACGATACAGCGGGTATCGCAGACCTGTTCGTGAACGGATCCAGTCTTACGGTAGTAGATCGAACTGGCAATACGCGAAAGTCTATGAAAGGGATCGAGAAGGACGCCGCGGATGCCATGCTGGCTAGCGGGCTCGAATTCATTGGTGATTATGACGCGGATGGACCCCTGAATATCACCAGGCAAAATCAGGCATTCAGTAAGTCAGGTGAATATTGGAGGCCGGGGGCAGGCCTGTCTCTGCCCTACACCACACTGAATAACTGGGCTGTAGACCAGCCAAAATTTGTTTCTACAGGGGATGCATCCCTTCGTACTCAACTGGCCGCTACAGACAGTTCGATTATTATTTCTGGTGTGTCAGCTCAGGAAATAGCAGATCTTGCCAGGGCGATCACGATTGATGCCGACGGGCAAGCTCGAAGCTCTAGGTTCATCGCGGGCGGCGGATCCGTAACGGGTTCTCAGCTTCGAGATGCATATGTCGTTGCGCGCACCCTGAACCTTAGTGATACGCATGGTTTTCGTGATCAAACCCTACTCAGCAGCTTGCTCGACTACGGCGGATACGGAGTATTCGATGCGATCATCAGGCTGATCGGGTCAGGCGCCTACGATCATATGTTCTCGTTACAGGACCGAAACGAGTACGCAGGGTCTGGAACGCTGAATCACATGGGCGGATTGGTTTCCTTTCCAAGCCACACCGGCACCGGCACGCTCATGCAACGCCTTGGCGTTGACATTCAGGATATTGGTGGAACAGGCCCCGTAACTGAAAACGTCGGCGTTCTAATTCGCGATCTGCAAAGGGGTACCGGGAAAGCAGGTCTTGTACTGCTTCAAACCGCGGGGCTGGCTATCAACGCTAGTGGTGGCGCACCTTCGTACCATGCAGGGCCTCTGGCCATTGGCGTTTCTGCAGACACAAATGGCCAGTATCTTTCAATCAAGGGATCGCCCACTGGCCCAACCTTTTTCGCGTCGGCTACAGGCGTAAACGTACAGCTTGGAGCGCTGAGCGATGCCCCAGTGCAGCTGATTACTGGCGGAGGGATAGGCGTTGAGGTAGCCAATGCGGCGGCTAGCAACGCTTTCAGGCCAGGTCACGATAACTCTCAACCTAATGGCGATGCGAGTCGTGTTTGGTCAGTGGTCTGGGCCGGGAGCGGCTCAATTAGTGTTTCTGATGGTCGAAAAAAGACGCCTGTCAGGAAGTTCAGTGATTCGGAGTTGAATGCCGCTAAACAGCTGGCTGCAGAGATCGGCGCGTACAAGTTTCTCGCATCGGTTGCCGAGAAGGGTAGCGAGGCCCGCGAGCACATCGGCATGACCGTGCAACGCGCCAAGGAAATAATGGAATCAAATGGGCTAGACCCATTCGGCTACAGCTTCATCTGCTACGACAAGTGGGAAAAGCAGACGGTTGATCATCCTGATGAAGTCATTGAACACCCTGAGGTAATCCGCGCGAGCGCCGTTACCGATGATCGCGGCCAGCCATTCATGGTTAAGGTGTCTGACGCTTGGACTGAATTGGTCAAGCCTGCCTGGACCGAAACCACCCGGGAAGCCGGCGACCTGTACAGCTTCCGAATGGATGGCCTGCTGGCATTTATCGCGGCCGGCTTTGAAGCTCGTCTCTCCGCAATTGAGACTTAACGACGGCCTGCAATATGCTGACCTGCCCATAGCCCGTATGATGCTTCAAACCTTTTGAGGCGATACGGGCGTGATGCAGATCAACCAGAGTAAACCAACCATTACGCGGTGGCGATCAGCTGCCATTACCGCATACCTCGCAATGGGGCTTCTTTCTGGGTTTGCCGCGGCATCAGAAGCGGTTCCGCAGGCTCTCGAGCGATTTCAGCTCGGCAGCATGCCCGTTACTGGTGTCGGCCTTCGTGACGGCATCGTTGTTTCCAGGCACATCAAGTACCAGACCGATACGCACGCCTTCGCGGATAAGTCGCTGATAGAGGACGTGATGGATTCAGGCACCTACGGTGCCTTCGACTCCACGGCAACACTGCGCGGACACAACGAGCAAGACCACTTCATTTCTTTTCAGGATCGGTTAACGTTCAGCGGATCCTGGTCTCTCAAGCTGCTTGACGGCTTCGTCTCCAACCCCACGCACTCTGGAACCGGCAGAATCTACATGCGTGCCGGTGCCGACATTGGCGACATCAAGGTCACCAATGGCGGGCAGGTCGATCAGAACATTGGCGTTATCGTGCAGGACTTGCATGGCGGGGCCAACAATGCCGCAATCGTTTTGGGGCAATCGACCGGGCACACGATCTATTCCTCAGGCGTGGCGCCAAGCTTTCACCGCTCTACACTCCTGTTCGGTCCTGGCAACGGCCCCGTCATCAATGCTGACGCCCGTATGACGCAGGAGGTGCGCGACCTATCGCGGGCTGAACGTGAGGTTGCCGAAAACTTGAAGCCTCTTATCAAGGCGTATCGGCAGAATGGCGGAGGGAAAATTCACGTTGGAGTTTTGGCGCAAGACGTGATGGAGGCGTTCAAATCGGAAGGCCTGGACGCAATGGATTACGCCATCATCAACCAAGAAGGCGACGGCCTGGGCGTGCGTTATGACGAGCTTTTGGCATTCATTCAGGCAACAGATACATCAAGAGATATGGATGTTTTTTACTTGGCGATTATCCTTGGCCTGTTGGCGTCATTGGTTGTTGTTAGCGCTCTCTCCTATCGCCGTGCCAGGCGTAACCAGGCCGAGATCAGCAGAATGGATAGCGAACTTTTAGATATCAGGAAAGCGCTAGAGAGCCGTTAGGCCTCAAATAAATATCAGCCCGCCTTGAGCGGGCTTTTTTTCGTCTGGAGAAAAGCATGCCGATCACTGAAACCCGTGGGGTACGCAACCGCAACCCCGGCAACATCGACTACAACCCGGCCAATCAATGGCAAGGCCAACTCGCGCCAGACCCTTCTATTGAGAAACGCTTCGCGCGATTCGATACACCGGAGAACGGTATCCGCGCCCTGGGCAAGCTCCTGCTGACATACCAGCGCAAGCATGGACTGAAGACTGTGAAGGCGATAATCAACCGTTGGGCGCCCTCGGCGGAAAACGACACTGCGGCTTACGTGCGCGCCGTCGAGGCGAACACCGGCACCCGGCCAGGTGCTGAGGTTGACCTGACCCGGCCGGCGGTTATGGCTGGCTTCGTCAAGGCGATCATTCATCACGAGAATGCTGGGTATGCCTATCCAGAGGTGGTTCTGGCTGAAGGCGTGCGGCGGGCGCTGGCATGACGCCGGCGACCAAGGACTGATCGCGCTGCGGGCGTGCCAGGCTTATGTCAGGGCTGTGCCCCCCCCCTGAGTGCGTCCAATTCTAGCAATCGGCTATCCTTGACCCTTTTAGAAAAGGGGAACCAGCATGGAAGGCATGACGCTCAGCCCAAAGATCGAGCGCGAGGCCGACAAGCTGCTGGCGCAGATCGCGCGGGCGGACTCTATGATTGTTGCGGCGAAGGCGGGCGCTCGGGCAGAGGGCTTCGTGCTGGGCCTGGAGTCGGCCCGCGCGCTGACAGAGGCGACAATAGACCGGCTCTACGTGATATTTGACTCTGCTACTGAGCAACGTCTCAAAGCGCTTGCCGAGTAGGCGCCGCTGCGCACGTTTCCTTGAGGTCGCGCAGCTCGCCCAGCAGCCGCTGGTTCTCCCTGAGCAAGTGGTCGCGCTGGCCGGTAACCAGGTCGATCGGTCGAAAGCTCACGTTGTCAGGTGCCTCACCGCTCAATGCCGATATGCGCTCAAGGGCTTCCCTCAATCGAGTCTCTGCCGCAGCTTTACCCGTGGCGAGCAGGTCATTCATCTGCACCAGGCCGGCCACATTGGCGCGAGCCTTTCGCAGCATCGCCTCGGTCTGGATGAGCTCGTCCTCGAGCAGGGCGCACTGGTGCTGGTACATTTCCAGGGGCGTGGGGCAGCCAAGCCACTCGGAGGTGTCTTCGTCGATGTCGTTCAT